GCTGCTATCTGCCGTCCATGTCGGGCTCTGTGTGCTGCTGTCCTGCACCCAGCTTGGACTTTGCGTGCTGCTATCAATCGTCCATCCCGGGCTGTATACGTTGTTGTCCTTGGTCCAAATCAGGACCGAGTTTACCGAACCTACCGCTGAAACTCCAGTGACAGATACCACCGTCACCGTCTGAATCACTACGCTGTTGACCGAGCCCGTCGCCGTAACGCCGGTCACAGACACGTTGGTGTCGATCGCCGGTGTGACGCTGTTGACCGACCCCGTTCCCACCACTCCAGTGGCATTGACGGACTTGTTCAACACAACCCCGGCAATGACGCCTGTTCCTACTACGCCGGTCACCGCCACGTCCATGCTCAAGCTGATGGACACGCTGTTAACCGAACCTGTTGCTGACAGCCCCGATACCTCTACGGAGTCGCCTACTTGAGGCTCTACGCTGTTGACAGAACCCGTTCCCACAAGCCCTGTCACAGTAAAACTGGTGTCGATTTGCGCTACGACAGTGCCAATTGCACCCGTCGCCGACACCCCAGCTACTTCAAAACCGTCGTCTATCTGAAGCAAAACGCTGTTGACCGACAGTGTCCCTACCAGCCCACTAACTTCAATACTGTCATTTACCTGAATCGAAACACTGCCAATCGATCCTGTTCCTACTACTGCACTGACCTCAACGTCTTCATTTACCTGAATCGAAACCGTTCCAACACTGCCCGTTGCGGATACCCCACTGACCTCTTCGTCAATGTTGACCTGCACCGTGACGCTGTTGACCGATCCCGTGGCCGAGACAAACGACGCTGCATCGCCCCAGCCTTGCTGCCCCCAACCAACTACCGAATTCCAACCATCAAACGCTACTGTCGCATCCGCTCCAATCAAGAAGCTGACGCTGTTGACCGATCCAGTAGCCGAAACGGAGGATGAACCGTTTCCCCACCCCTGCTGACCCCAGCTAAGAGCGGAATTCCATCCGTCAAACGCTACTGTCGCATCGGCCAACTACCCACCTTACGCAATCTGGATGATCGCGGTACCTGCGCCAGCCGTCGGGAACACAATGGTGAACGTACCGCTGGACACCACCTGATCCGTCACGAAGTCCAAAATGCACACCGCATAACCCGTGCTGGCCTGATAGATCATCGCACCGCGCGACGTGAACGTAGCCGAAGTCCAGCTGGTATCGCTGAAGTCCACAAAAGCAGTCGTGCCACTGGAAGTCGGCGTCACGTTCACCAGCGTGTTGCCGCCGGTGGTGTAGCCGCTGCCGTTGGGCAGCTCGTCGCTGTTGCCCGTCATGTTGCTGTAGTTGGTCGTCGCAGCACCATACGTGCCTGTGATGCTGGCATTGGCCTTGAACAAGGCAATCTTGTATGCAGGGGATGCCCCGTTGGTGAAGTTCTGCGCTCCAGTGAGCAACTGCACCTTGAAGCTGGTGCACATCGCTTGTGTCAAACCTGCCATATCACTCTCCTAATTAAACGCCACGCGCATACGGCGGGGGATTCGAGACCAACGGAACGCGGAGCATTCCATCGCGGTATTCGTCGCGACGTCCGCGACCTTGCTGCTCTGCTGCCAACTTGGCCACAGCGTCGTTGTAACGCTGCTGGAACTGACCAATCATTTCCTGCGGACCTTTGGTGAACAGGTACGCTTCTACCAACACAGCATAGGTCAGCACTTCCGGTGCGTTGTCCGAAATCCATGTGTTGGGATTGGCGGCTGACAGTTGCGTCGGACGGCGGAAGTACGCCAGCTCCAACTGGTAATTCAACGATCCTGTCAGCGCAGGTGCAATGTAGAGCGTGGTCTGATCCCACAAGGCGTAGTATTTCGGCGTCGCCGAGCTGGTGGACGTGTTGGCCACGTACTCAGTCATGAAGCTGATGTCGCGCTGCTCGAGCATGACGCGGTTGCCATTGGTCGGGATGTACTGCAGGTAACGCGGGAACAGGAAGCCACTGGGCACCTGTACCTTGGGATTGGTTGTGCCGATCGTTGCAACGTCGTACTCCTTGAACGCGTCAAGGTCGACGTCCCGCATGATGCGGTTCTCAGAGACAAGAATGAAGTTACCCAACACCGTCGGTGTGAAGACGTTGGAGTCGATCTCCATGTAGCTCTTGATGTTGTCCGTGAACTGTGTGTAGTTCATGTGATTACGACCGTCACCGAATTAAGCATGCATTGGGCCAGAACCAGTTCCTTCTCTGGGTCCGGAAACATTCCTACCGAAGCAAACATCGAGTTGCCCGGGCCGCCGACGTACACGTCAAAAGGCTCTTTGGGCTGCGGACGCGGCTCTTGCAGGGCAATTGCATCCGAGACATTTCGGCGAGGCTCAAGCTGCGGGTGCTTGGGCTCGTAGCAAAACGGGCAGGTCTTCAGACCCTGCCATTCCTTTCTCAGCTCACTGAGAAAGAACCGCTGGTTACAACGGTCACACAGCGCAAGGGATCGTCTTCCTTGCGCATACATTATGCCATCGTCCGGTCAGGAACCAGATACACGCTGGCGATATCGCGGTCCTCCTGCGCAGCACGCAGGAAGTCCTCTTCGTAAATCTGCTTGAGCATCGTCATGCGCTCCGGCGCGCGCTTCATCGAGATGTAGTAGGCCAATCCCGATGCCAGACACGGCAGGAAACGGAAGTTGATGTCCGTCGTGTTGGTGTATGCCCCCGCATCCTGAATGCGCCTGATGGCGTAATACACGAACGTGTAGGCCACCGAATCATCCGGGTTGGGGTAGAAGTACACCTGCGGTGTGATCGTGCGCTGCACGTAGAACTGAGCAGGCCTTGACTGTGTGCTGATCTTGACCGGCGTGTGCAGCCACTCGGCGCGGCTGAAACGATTCAACGTGATGTCTGTTTGGACACCGTTCACGTTCGAGCGGATCACGGCTTCGAGCACGTTGACAGTATCCAACGGGAGGTTGTACTCGTACACTCCCGCCGTCAATGCCAGCGTGCGTTGTTCAATCGTCCAGAGGTTCAGGCCACGGCTCGCCCAATCCAAGAACATGAGGTTCAAGGAACGGCGAGCCGTTTTGATGTCGTAGCCTGCACGAGCTTGAAGACCGCAGCGCTCATACGCTTCGGCGATCAGCTCATCCACGTCCAGATCGAACGTGGTTGTTCCGGACGTGGGCATTACCAGCTGGTCGGCTGCGGAATGCGCTTGGTCGGGGGATTCTCAACCGAACCCGCATTCTTTTGCGAGTCAAAGTTGACGTCCACCGGCACCGGCTTCTTGGCCTGTTCAGTGCTCTCGGACATCACAGCACCGAACCCTTTGATTGCGGCTCCAACGCCGCGCTTGCCACCTTGTTTCATGTGATTCTCCTTGGTTAGCCAAACTTGCGTTTCATGGAGCTGCCGCGCTTCTTGTGCTCGGCCTTTTCCATGGCGGCGGATTCCTTTGCCTCATGCTTCATCATAGCTGCTTTGCTGGCATACCGCTCGCCGCTGCCCTTTTCCATGATGCCGCCCTTGGCCTTCTTCACCGCCTTGTGCGCCACGCCCATCGGCTCGTTCTCATGCTTTTGCATGGCCATGTCTTGCTTGCGATCATAGGCTGACGGCTTGACTTCACCGCCCTTGGCATACGCGCGCTGGGGAGCGATCATCGGCAGGTTCTTGGCCAGCTTGCCGGGCATCAGGGCGCGGCCCTGACGATCCTTGATGGCATCGCCGCCACTGGCCATTTTCTTGGCCTTGGTGATCGAACCACCCTTGGCGGCTTTGATCGGCATACCCATGGCCATCATCTTGTGGCGATTGGTGTTCTTGCTCGTGTATTCCATGTCCGTCCTTTCAACACTTCCATCGTTTGAGAGAGGCTTTGGCACGCTCGGCCGGGCCCTTTGATTTTGCCACCACTCCTGCCATCCGTGCACAAAACGACCGCTTGCGCGGGCCGCCTTCAGGCTGTGGAGCCTTCAGGTTGCTGCCTGTCTCACGGTTGTACTTCGCCCTGCCTTTGGCCGTCAGGCCTGCGCCTTTTTCCGTGGGAAGCTTCTCGCCTCGTCCAACGGAGAGCACAGGCCCGCCTTTCTTCAGCTTGGCGGTCTTGGCTGATTCCTTGAAGGCTTCAGCCGTGGGCGCACCCGGTTGACCAACAGCGCGCATTTTCTCGCCAGAGCCTGCAGCGATTCTTTTGCGCTTTGCATTGATATTGGCATAGAGCCCCCGACTGTTAGCCATAAAACGCTGTTGCCGTGACAGTTGAGGGCAGGCCCACGTACAAGCCGTTCTCCGACAGCACGCCGTCGCCGGGGCACGTGAAGGAGAAGGTTGTTGCGTTGGTCGTGTCAGCTTCCACCAAAATACCAGCGTACATCGTGACGTTGCCACTGGTGGTAGCCGATGCCGCCGTGACGGTGAATTGCGAAGAGCTGGCTGTTACCACGGAGTACACCGCATCAGATGCCGTGCCCGAGGTGAAGTCCAGCCAAACACGATCTCCAACCGCCAAGGTGTTGGTCATGGTGACAGTGATAGTGGTGGTGGTCTGCGAGTACGTGCCCGAAGTGGACGTGTTGCTTGCAAACACCATGTGCGCAGCGGTTGTCGTCGACGGGGCAACAATTCCACCCTTCAAACGAATACGCCCGCTGCTGACAAGCACGCCCGATGTGGCACGGTGCCCCGACTTTACGTCGAACTGAAATGTCATGATTCCCCCATTAAGGAAAGGCCCCCATCACAGGGGCCTTGTTGATTAAACGGGGTTGGCAGAGCCGTCTTGTGCGCGCTGCAGGTACTCAACCGTGACGACCGTCGAACCGGCAGTCGGGTTGCCCGTGGCGGCAGTGAACGTGCCGTAGATCGTGACATCGCTGGTGCCGATGTTGTTGGTCTGCGCCACAACCATGGCAGCATCGATCGTGGCTTGCGCCAGTTTGGCCGAGCTGGTGCCAGTGTTGATGGTGGTCACGTACTTGTTGGCAACGGTGCTGTTGCCAATGGTGACACCCACGTTCGAGACGCTGCCGCCGCTGATCGCGGTGACAACTTCGATGTCGAAACGAACGATCTTCGCGCCCGCCGGGAGAACGAACAGAGCCTGTGCGGTCGGCGAGGTGGTCATGGCCGCAAACGAAACCGTTGCGGTCTGGGCAAGAATCGGAGTACCGGCATTCATGCCGCTGGCAACAGTGCCTTGGCGAACGGTACCGGAACGAAGGGGACCTGAGAAGGTGGTAAATGCCATGATGGTTCCTTGTGTTGTAGCACGCCCCTGCACAGTCTCTACGACGTCGGCTAGGGCCGTCTGTGCTGGTGAATATCCCTAGAAAACAGGGGGACCGAGGCCCCCCTGTCTCACTACTGCATCAAGCTCCCGGCGAGCCGTAGGCACCGCGCGGGTCGGACCAGCCGAAGCTGTAACGCTCGCGAGCCTTGTAACGCACGTTGCCGGTGTCGAAGTCACCCTCGAAGGCAGTGCGGATCGGCGCACGCTGGAACATCTTCAGACCGTTCGGAGCGTCGGTCATCAGGAACCATGCGTCAGCGTCGGTCAGGTAGTGGTTGACCACAAACCCTTCCGGAATCAGACCCATGGACTTGATGGCGTTGATGTCGTTGTCGGCCGTTGCGGTACGCAGGGTCGACTTCATCAGACGCTCGGCGGTGAACTGGTTCTCTTTCGGCACAACCATCTTGGTCGCCATCACAGCGATCTTCAGGCCACGTTCGTCGGTGAACCCGGCGATGTCGATGATGCCCTGTTCGAGGGAAGTCTCGTTCAGGTCAGCAGCGGTCGCAGGGGTGTTCGAGAAGGTCGGGCCCAAAGCGGTCGGGTGGGCGGTGCTGAACAGAGGCACGCCGTCGCCGCCGTAGTACTGAGCGGAGTTGGTGAAACCGTTGTTCAGGATCGACGCACCGTTGACCTGCTTGGTGTGTGCCATGGAGCGAGCCAGCGCCTTGGTGTAGCGCGCAGCCAGACGGTCATACAGGTTGTCTTCGATCGCCTCTTCGGTGATCGAGAACGCCAGTGCAACGGTCTGGTGGGTGTAGCGAGCAGTGAACGACTCGTTGGCTTGGTCGTATGCAACGCCCGCGCCTTCGGCCTTCACAGGCGCTTGCGCAAACCCGGTCAGCATCACTTCTTCTTCAAATGCACGCTCGGAACCTTCGATGGCGAAGATGTCCTCGTGCTCGTTTTCGTAGCGCTTGTACTCCAGACCAAACAAAGCGTTCAGTCCGGGCTCAAGCTCTTTTACCAGTTGTGCGCGTGTAATGGCCATGGTTAGACTCCCGCAGTGCCGGTACTAGAACCGTACAGGTGGTTGTTGATCTTGACGATCAGTTGGGTGTTGGCCGAGGTCAGGTCATTCACGCTCGGGTTTTGGTTCACACCAATGATCTTCAGTTCGTAGGTTGCATTGCCCGTTGCCGGGGTGCCGATCTGCATGCCAGAAATGCCGGTGGTGGTGCTGCCCGACACGCTGGTATCGATCTGCGCATTGCGACCAATCGCGGTGTTGCCGGGAGTACCGACAGCTTG